TAAAAAAGATCCTAAAAAATATTCTAAGGTAAAAGATGAAGTATTAAGTAGTTTTAAGCAACAAGATATACTTTTAAAATTAGTTGAGATATATAAAGAAGTAGGTGGAGCAGATGGATAATAAAAAGCTCACACCTAAACAAAAGGCATTTGCGGATTATTATATTGAAACTGGAAATGCTACAGAGGCATATATAAGGGCAGGGTATAATAAGAAAGGTGCTAGAGGAAATGCATCAAGATTGATAGCAAATGATAGCATAAAACGATATATAGAAGAACGCTTAAAAGAAATAGAAGATGAAAGAATAGCAGATGGGAAAGAAGTTCTCGAATACTTAACAAAAGTTATGAGAGGAGAAGAAAAGGACCAATTTGGATTAGATGCATCACTACAAGATAGAACGAAAGCAGCAGAGTTATTAGGTAAGAGATATAGATTGTTTGTTGATAAAGTTGAAAAGGATAGTAACATAAATGTTAATTCTACAACTAAACTAGATTCTATACTTAACCAATTAAAGGATGATGACGATGAGTGATGAATATAAGTTATCAGATAAGTATTTAGACTTTTTAAAGCATAGAGCACCAGTAGAAGCATTGGAGGGAACAACAGCAGCAGGAAAAACTACAGTAGGAATACTAAAGTTTATGCTAATGGTTGCGGAATCTCCTAAAAAAATGCATGTTATTGCTGCTAAAACAACTGGTGTTGCTGAAAAGAACTTAATACAAAAAGAATATGGGATTACTGATGTGTTTGGTGATTTAGTCAAGTATAACGGTAATGGTGATAAGGATAATAAAATACCTCATATAAGATATATAACGCCTAATGGTGAGAAAATAATATACATACTAGGTTATGATAACGTAGATAAGTGGAAGATGGCCTTAGGTTCTCAATTTGGATGTGTACTTATCGATGAGGTTAACACAGCTAGTATTGAATTTGTAAGAGAAATATGTACTAGAAATGATTATCTTATGATGACACTTAATCCAGATGATCCTAACTTACCTATATATTCAGAGTTTATTAATTGTTGTAGACCATTAGAAAAATATAAGAAAGATGTACCGGTAGAAATATTAGGGCAACTCAATTCAGAAGAGAAACTTAATTGGACTTACTGGTTTTTTACTTTCTATGATAATGCATCTTTGGATGAAGAAGCTATTGAAAAGAAAAAGACGAGTGCTCCTAAAGGAACTAAGCTATATAAGAATAAGATACTAGGGTTAAGAGGAAGAGCAACAGGATTAATATTCTCTAATTTTGAAAGAAAGAATAATGTATTATCTAAAGATTATATTATTAAGCAAATAAAAGAAAAGAAATTAAGGTTTGTTCAATTTACAGCGGGATTAGATACAGCATATTCTCAAAATAGTCCTGATACCTTTGCATTTACTTTCTTAGGTATTACAGATAAGAAAGAGGTATTTGTATTAGATGAAGAGGTATATAACAATAAAGACTTAGAAACTCCATTAGCTCCTAGTGATATAGCTCCTAAATATTTTAAGTTCTTAGAGAAGAATAGAAATGAATGGGGATTTGCTAGAGATGTATTCGTAGATTCAGCAGACCAAGCAACTATAATGGAGCTTAAGAAGTTTAAAAGAACTAATCCATGTATGTATAACTTTATTAATTCTTATAAGAAAGTAACTATACTAGATAGAATACATTTAATGCTAGGTTGGATTAATACCAATGGCAAAGTATTTTATTATGTTTTAGATAGTTGTAAGGAGCATATAAAAGAGTTAGAGTGCTATTCATGGAAAGAGGATAAATATGAGCCAGAAGATGCAAACGACCATACGATTAACTCTAGTCAGTATGCATGGATACCTTTTAGAAAATTAATAGGAGATTATAAGGAGGAATAGAAATGGATAGTGATAAAGTTAAGAACTTTATAAGTAATCTTGTAAATGGATTGAAGTTATTTGTAAATACAATTAAAAAGCTATTTATGAATATAGTTAATTATCTAAAAGATTATATTATTAAGAAAAATAAAAGAATCATCTATCTAATTAAGCATTCTAAGAAATATAGGGTTAGAAAGAAGAACTTACATAGGTTAATGAGGTGTTTAAATGGGGTGGTTTAAGAGTATGTTAACTAATGCTGCTATAAAGTTATTAAATATACAACCTGCTATATCTAAACCTGTAATAATAAAAGAACCTTTATCTTTTGAAGGTAATGTTATGAAAAATAGAATGTGGTATAGAGGTGATCCGTCAGAGTTAGACCAATTTTTTAAAGGTACTATAGTAGATCAAGTAAGTAGAAGTAGATTTTGGGCTGCAGTTCCAAGTGAAAAATTAAATATAAGAAAGATGCATTCAGGATTACCAGCAATAATAGTTGAAACTTTAGCTGATATTGTTATAAGTGATATAAGCAATATATCAATAGAAGATGAAGAAGTGTTAAATTTATGGGAACAAATAGGAAAAGACAATGAGTTTGAAAAGTTATTAAAACAATCTCTAATAGAAACACTTGTCACTGGAGATGGAGCATTTAAAATAACTATTGATACAGATATTACACCATATCCTATTTTAGAGTTTTTTTCAGGAGAAAAAGTTGATTATTCAATAAAAAGAGGTAGATTACAAGAAGTATTATTTTATACGGATTATACAGTTAAAAATAATAATTATAGGCTAGTAGAAACTTTTGGGAAAGGATATATAAAAAATAAACTTATTGATTCCAAAGGTGTTGAAGTTCCATTAAGCACAATTCCAGAGCTTGGTGGATTGGAAGATGTAACTTATGAAGAAAAATTTATTATGGCCATTCCTTTAAAGTTTTTTGAATCTCAAAAATGGAGTGGTAGAGGTAAATCATTATTTGATAATAAAACAGATTCATTTGATAGTTTAGACGAAATAATATCCCAATGGATAGATGCTATAAGAAGTGGTAGAGTACAAAAATATATTCCAGAGGATTTACTACCTAAAGATTCACAAGGGCAAATTATGGAGCCTAATCCTTTTGACAATCAGTATATAAAAGTTGGCTCAAGCTTATCAGAAGATGCTAAAAATGAAATTGATATGTTACAACCTGAAATACGCTATGAAGCTTTTATTGAAAGTTACGCTAAAGCATTAGATATGTGTTTGCAAGGAATAATAAGCCCTGCAACTTTAGGAATAGACTTAAAGAAACTAGATAATGCAGAGGCACAAAGAGAGAAGGAAAAAACTACTCTCTATACTAGAAAGAAAATAGTTGATGAATTACAATGTATTATTCCAAATGTTATCAACACATTGCTAAAAGTAAACAGTATATTTTTAAGCAGAAAAGCAATTAATGATAACTTAGATATTACTGTAGATTTTGGCGAATATGCATCACCGTCTTTTAATGATAAAGTAGAAACTATTGGTAAAGCTAAAACATATGGAGTAATGTCTATAGAGCAATGTATTGAGGAGATGTATGGAGATACATGGACAGATGAAGAAAAGGAAGAAGAGATACAAAGAATAAAGGAACAGAATGGTTATTTAGAGGCAGAAGAGCCGAGGGCAGTAGATAAGCCGGAAGTAAATAATGGTGTAACAGATGAATAATGATAAGGATAAACCAAGTAAACTTAGCGATATATTATTTAATTTACCTACTATAGATAATTTAAATAAAGATAGTTCTGATAATAAGTCATATGACATAAGAAAGATATTCGAGGAAATGGAACTTGCTTTAATATCTTCTATGCATAGGGCTTTTTATTTTCATCAAATACAACAAAGTAAAGAAGGTTTTCAGTGGGAGCAATGGCAAAGAACTAAGCTTAGAGAACTTGAAAAGTATAGGAAGAGAAATAAGAAGCTAGTTGAGGAATATAATAAGCCTATCCAAGAAGCTATAAATAGAGAGATTCAAGGAAAATTTATTCAAGCTCAAGATACTTTTGAGAAGTTAATAAATGAAGTAAAGATACAATTTCCAGAGGATATAAAAGAACCTCAAACAGTTAGAGAATATATTGCTAAAGAACTAGGCAAAAAAGCTACTCCACAAGTTGAAGATAAATTCTTTGGTGTTAATGAAAAGAAACTTAATGCATTACAAGAAACTGTTACAAAGGATTTGAAAAAGGCTCAATATTCTGTTCTTAGAAAGATGGATGATGTATATAGGCAAACAATATTTAAAACGCATGTGTATCTACAAAGTGGTGCTAAGACTATCAATCAAGCTATAGATATGGCTACTAAGGATTTTCTTGAGAAAGGTATAAATAGTATAACTTATAAAGATGGTAAGCAAGTTAATATTGCTAGTTACGCAGAGATGTGCTTAAGAACAGCAAGTCAAAGAGCAACATTCTTAGGTGAAGGTAAAAAAAGAGATGAATATGGAATACATTTAGTAGTTGTTACAGCTCATGCAAATACTTGTAAAATGTGTGAGCCATGGCAAGGAAAAGTATTGATTGATGATATATTTTCTCATGGTACTAAAGATTATGGAGATTATCCATTATTAAGTGAGGCTGTAGGAAAAGGATTCTTACATCCTAACTGTAGGCACACATTAGCAACATACTTCCCTGGTATAACAAGACTTCCAGTAGTTCCTAATGGCGAAGATGCTATTAAGCTTTATGAAGCTGAACAGAAACAAAGATACTATGAAAGACAATTAAGAAAATGGAAGAGGTTTAAGGTAGGTACTTGTGATGAAGAAAACAAAGAGATAGCAAGTAAAAAGGTTAAAGAATTAGAAAAAACTTTAAAGAACCATTTAGAAAATAATAGAGAGCTTAGGAGAAATCACTATAGAGAAAGAATCTAATGGAGGTATTTTATATGGCTACACCTGTTTTAATAACTTTAATAATTTGTATTACTTTAATAATATTAGTAACAATAAATACTGCTGCTGATATATTAAAAGATAATAAGGAGGATTAAATTTATGGATAAGAAAAACAAAATTTGTATGGTGTGTGATGGAAGGACAATTCAATTTGAATCTAAATATAGTGTTAAAGAAATAGTAACTAAAATTGAAGAGGAAAAAATGTATGAAACAGATTCATTCATAGAAGTTGGAGAAGGGGTTTATGTTAATCCATACAGTGTTTCCTTAGTTGAGGAGCTTAAACAAGATAATCAAATGGTAGTTAATATTGGTAATGAAGAGTTTGGAAAAGTAACATTAGATGCTATAAATAATGCTTTAGAACAAGCGTCAGTACCATTACTAAATATTTAAAATGGAGAGGTAATATATAATGGCTAAGTACAGAAAGAAACCGGTTGTAATTGAAGCTATGCATTTCACGAATGAAACAAAGGAAGAAGTATATCATTGGGCTCATGAGCAACAACTTAATATACAACCTAGTTATGAAAATGGTATTCCTTGTTTAATAATTCCAACACTAGAAGGAGAAATGATTTGTGTTTTAGGGGATTATTTAATTAAAGGTGTTAAAGGTGAATTTTATCCTTGTAAATCTGATATTTTTGAAGAAACTTATGAATTAGCAATTGATTATGGAAGCAATATTTATTTAAAAGATGGATTATTACCAGCAACTTAAAGCTTTAGAAATAAGGCTTTTTTATTTTGTCCAAAACTTGCTTAAGACTTTAAACTGTGTAGTAAATATATTTTTAGAAAGGATTGATTGAAAATGGCAAGTTTAAAAGAAATATTAGGTGATAGCTTTAATAATTTACCAGAGGATATAAAGACTAAATATAATGAAATTGATTTAGTTGATAGTTCTAAGTATGTAAAGAAAGAGCTATTTGATTCCAAAGAAACAGAGCTTAAAACAACAAAAACTCAATTAAAAGAAGCTAATACTACTATTCAATCTTATAAAGATATGGATATTGAAAGTATTAAATCCAGTGCAGAGCAATGGAAGAGTAAATATGAAACAGAAACTCAAGAATTAAAGGATAAGTTAGATGCTCAAAAAAGAGAGTTTGCAGCAAAAGACTTTTTGGATAAGCATAATTTCGCTAGTGAAAGAGTTAAGAAATCAGTTTTAAAAGATTTTTTAGAGAAAGATTTTAAACTAGAAAATGATAGTTTTTTAGGGGCTGATGATTGGATAAAATCTTTACAAGAAAGTGAACCAGAGATATTTAAAGCTCAAGAAACAACTAATAATAACAATCCATTACCTGGTTTTAAAATAGGAAATGACGGTAATTCTAAACAGCAAGACACACAGATTAGTATGAGAGATGCCATAGCATCTCATATTCAATCACAAATACAAAAATAATTTTATTAGGAGATGATTTTATATGCCAGTAACATTAGCAGAAGCAAAATTAAACGTACAAGATGCGTTACAAATGGGAGTAATTGATGAATTTAGAAAATCAAATTGGATTTTAGATCATTTAATATTTGATGATGCAGTTTCACCTACAGGTGGAGGGGCAACACTTACTTACTCATATACTAGATTAAAAACACAACCAACAGCTCAATTTAGGGATATTAATTCAGAATATTCACCAAGTGAAGTTACTAAAGAAAGACATTCAGTAGATATAAAAGTATTTGGTGGTAGTTATCAAATTGATAGAGTTATAGCTAATATGGGAGGTATTATTTCAGAGGTAGAACTACAACAAAGTCAAAAAATCAAAGCAGCTCAAGCTTTATTTAATGACACATTTATAAATGGTGATAGTGCTACAGATAGTAAAGCGTTTGATGGTTTAGAAAAAGCTTTAAAAGGTTCATCAACTGAATATAATGCGGGTGAAGATAAAGTTATTGATTTGTCAACTTCTAAAGCTGTAACAGATAATTATGTTGCTTTCTTAGATATGTTAGATGAATTCTTAACTACATTAGATGGAACACCATCATTTATAGCAGGAAATACAAAGCTTATATCTAAATTAAGAGCATGTGCTAGAAGAGCAAGTATGTATCAAGTAACAAAGAATGATTGGGGACAACAAGTAGAATCTTATGGAAATATACCTTTTGTAGACTTAGGTACAAAACCAGGTTCTAATGAAGATGTAGTTGCTACTGATCCTTCAAAAGGAACAACATCATTATATGTTGCAAGAATAGGTATAGATGGATTACATGGAGTATCTATGGCAGGAGTAGCACCAGTTCAAACATGGTTACCTGATTTTAAAACAGCAGGGGCTGTAAAAACTGGTGAGGTTGAAATGAATGCAGCTATTGCACTAAAGGCAAGTAAAGCGGCAGGGGTATTCAGAAATATTAAAGTAAAATAGGAGGGATTTTCATATGGCTAAAATAATAGCACCAAACAAACAATACACTGGCATTAGTGCTAGTGTATATTTTTGTAATGGAATTGGAGAAACAGATAATAAAGACCTAATAAACTGGTTTAAGGAACATGGCTATAGTGTTGTAGAAGAGGATATTGAAAAAAAGGATAAGAGTATAGATGAAATGTCCGTAGAGGAGCTTGTATCTTATGCAGATGAACATAACATAGACATAGGAAAAGCTACAAGTCAAAGTGGGATAATAGAAAAAATTAAAGCTGCAGAGCAAGGTGAATAATAAATGTCTTATGTAGATAGTTCATATTACAAAGATAATTTCAAAGGTAATATCCTTAATGATGATACTTTAGAAAATAGATTAGAAAGAGCATCAGATCAAATAGATGTTTTAACCTATAATAGAATAATAGGAATAGGATTTGAAAATTTATCTCCATTTCAACAAGATAAAATCAAGAAAGCAGTTTGTTTACAAGCTGAATTTATAGAGCAATATGGTGAGTTTATTAATATGCCTTTAAGTGGTTATTCAGCAGGGAGTACATCTGTTAGTTTTAATGGAAGTATTGTAAATGGGATAACTACAACTAAAGAGGTTATTAATTATATATCTCAAACTGGTTTAAATAGTAGGAGGTTATAGTTATGGGTGTTAAGTTACCGTTTCCTAAGTGGATATTGAATACTCCAATAAAAGTCTATCAAACATTTATTAATGAAGATGGTGAACCTGAACCAATCTTAATTTATGATGGGTTATGTAATTATAATGAAAAGAGCAGACAAACCCTTGATTCAGAACGTAAACTTGTAACATTGAGTGGAAAAGTTATTATTGAGGGGGATATTTATCCTAATAAATTAATTGAAGGATATATAGAGATTGGCGAGGTAAAAAAAGATATCTTTAAGTCATCAAGACCAAGAAATCCAGACGGTTCTGTTTTTAGTACTGAATTGGAGTTTATATAATGAAAGCTAAAGTAACAATAAAATTAGATAAGACTAAGATAAACACTTTAATAAATACTAGAAATAAAGCTTTAGAACAAACAACAGAAGCTATATTAAGTGATATTAAGACAAGTGCTGTAGTTCCTAAAGATAGTGGAGAACTTGAAAGAAGTGGTTTTGTTGATTTATCAAGGATAGATTCTGGAGTAACATCTATAATTTTTGATACACCATATGCAAGAAGGTTATATTGGCATCCGGAATATAACTTTAGACAAGATAAAAATGCAAATGCACAAGGTAAATGGATGCAATCTTATATTGATGGAGATAATAAAGAATTTGTAACAGATACATATAAACACTTTTTTAAAATGTTTAGTAAAGGAGTGGTAAAGTAATGTTACTAAGTGAAGTAAGAGAATATTTAAAAACTAAAATAGAATGCCCTCAATGGTATATAGGAAAAATAGATGCAACTAAAGAGCAATGTATAGGTATCTATAGCATAAGAGGGCCAAGAAGTCATATAGCCTTAGGGGGATTAGAAAATACAAGCTATTCTACTAAGGCTATTTCTATATTAGTTCATTGGGGAAAGAACGCTAATATAGCAGAACAAAAAGCTCAAGAAATATATAACGTTTTGTTTGGACAAAAGGCTGTTATAGGTGGAAAAAGAGTTATAGATTTTGATATGAGAACTAGCGAACCTATAAGTGTTGGAACTGATAAAAATGGAATATATGAATATGTAATAGAAGCAAATATAATATATGAAAGGTAGTGAATAATTATGGCATTTACAGGAGTTTATGTCGTTAGTGACATAGAATTTAAAATAGGAACTAAAGGAAGAGCAAGTGAAGAACAAGACATGGCTACAATAGCCGAAGTTGAAACATTTGGTATAAAAATAGATGGAAAGTTACAAGATTGGACTAGCATGACATCAGAAGGGTGGGGAAACAATTTAATGACAGGAAAATCAGTAACATTTTCAATAAAAGGTAAGAGATGTGTTGGTGATTCAGGAAATGATTATATAGCAGCAACAGCTTGGAAAAATGGATTGGATTGTAATTCAAAAGTAGCAATAGTATTTCCAAGTGGAACAAAAATAGAATTTGATTGTGTTGTAGATGTTAAAAGTATTGGTGGAGATGACAGTACGAAAGTTGCTCCACTTGAGTGTGATTTAAAGAGCTGTGGAAAGCCAAAAATATCTAAAGTTACAAGTAAAGAAGTAAGTGGAAGTCATTAGGAGGAGTTTAAAATGGCAAAAGTATATAATATAATGGATAGGTTGGTTAATGTAAAACCAACAATAAAGATAGATGAAGATCACGAATATAAAATTAATAATAGTAAAAACAATGCAGTATATATTCAATCTTTATTTTCTAATAATAAGAAAAATAAAGGAAAAGAAATCGATGAGTTTGAGGTTTTAGATAAAATAATAAAAGCTTCTTTAGGTAAAGAGGCTTTTGAATATATAGAAAGTTTAGATTTAAGCTTAGAAGGATATACAGCAATAGTTGAAGCTGTAATGGCTGGAATACAAAACGTAGAGCTAGAAGAAATCGAAAAAGAAGGTAAAAAAGCAAAGGAACGATTTCAACAAAAGAAAGAGGAACCAGTGGTATGATTTAATTGAGGACTGGGAACTTATAGATGCTTCTTTTACGGCTCAATATGGAATTAGATTAAGAAATGAACCAGATATGACTTGGGATGAGTTTTGTACACTTCTTAATGGAATAATGCCTAAAACACCATTGGGACAAATAGTTAGTATAAGAAGTGAAGAGGATGAAAATATGCTTAAGAATTTTACGTCAGAACAACATAAAATTCGCAATGAATGGAGAAGCAGACAATTAGATGAAATAAAAAATGAAATGACAAAAGAAGAAAAAGAAAATCAAGCTAGAGAAATAGAAAAAATGTTGTTAGGAATATTTGGTTAAAACTAAGTATTCCTTTTTTATTTTTTAGAAAGGTGGTGAGGTAATGGCAGATAATGATAGTGTAGGGAAAATTGGTCTTGACTTAGAGATACAAGATGGTGATATAGGAAAACAAATAGAAAAGATGGCTAGTTCTATAGGTAATCAGATAAGTAAATCACTTGAAGGGATAACAGGGAAATTTGATTTTAGTTCAATAACGAAAGGAATTTCTGAATCTTTAAGTAGAGGAATGAATACCATTGATGAAACCATAAAATCTAGTGTTGAGAAGAGTAAGGCTAATATTCTTAAAACAATAGAAGAAATAAAATCAAAAGCTTTAGAAGCTATAAGAAGTATAATAGCTAAATCTAAAGAAATAAAAATTCCTATGCAGTTTTCTCCAGTCAGTAATATTACAATGCCTAGTAGTAAAGTAGCAACACAGCCAATAAGTAGAAGAGGACCACCAAAAAGTAATGTTGGAGATTTAGAATCTATAAAAGCTAAGATTGAAAATCTTTCTAATAGTTTAGAAATTACAAATAGAAGAATAGAACAGCAACAAGAAAAATTATCAGGATTGAAAGCTGCTTATAATTCTACGTTTAATCAATCTAGAAAAAACAAATTACAAGAGCAAATATTAAAAACAGAAGCTGCTATAAATAAACTTATAGCTAAATCTGATGCAACTGGATTTAAATTATCTGACTTAGATAGACAGTTTGAGAAATTAGGTAATTCAGCTAAGAATTCTACTTTAGGATTAAATGAAGCAAGTAATAGTATGAAGCGACTTGAAAGTGCTACAAGTAGAGTAAATAGAAATTTAAGAAATGCAAATAACTCTACAAGAAGATATAGAGAAAATATGAATGGTGCTAGAAGTGCAACAGGAATGTTTATAGGAAGTATGTTTAAGTGGGGAATAGTTTTTCCTTTAGTAATGAAAGGGATAACCACTGTTGCTAGTTATATAGGAAGTGCTTTAATGACTAATGCACAGTTTGCAAATAGTTTAGCACAAATTAGAAGTAACCTTATGGTTGCTTTTATGCCAATCTATCAAGCTGTTCTACCAGCACTTAATGCTCTCATGAGTGCATTAGCAACAGTAACTGCATATATTGCGGCATTTGTAAGTGCATTGTTTGGTAAAACATATCAAGCTAGTTTTGGAGCAGCTCAAAGTATGAATGCTTCTATAGCTTCAATGAAAAATATGGAGAAGCAAGGTAAAAAAACATCTGGAGCAGTAGATAAAATAGGAGATTCGGCAGAAAAGACAAAGAAGAAAATACAGAGGTCTTTAGCTGGATTTGATGAAATAAATAAATTAAGTATTCCAGATAATTCTGATAAAGCTCCAAAAGCGCCTAAAGGTGTAGGCGGTGGTGGAGGAATAGACCCAATACCAATGGTTGCCCCTAATATAGATTTAGGTCCAACGAGTGTAGCTATGCAAAAGATAAATGAGATGGTAGAAAAGTTAAAAGATATTATATCTAAAATATTTCAACCTTTTAAAAATGCATGGGCGAGAGAAGGTGCTGCAACAATTGCAAGTATTAAATATGCATTACATGGAATTTGGGAGCTTATAAAAGTTATAGGTAGTAGTTTCTTAGAGGTATGGACTAATGGAACTGGTGAGGCTGTATTGGTCGTTATCCTACAAATTTTACAAAACATATTTAATATAATTGGAGATATAGCAACTACATTCGCAGATGCTTGGAATGCTGGCGGAATAGGAACATCTATAGTTCAATCTTTAGCAAATACTTTCTTGAATTTACTTACAGTTGTTAAGCTTGTAGGAGATTCTTTTAGAGAGGTTTGGGGTGAAGTAGGTCCAGGTGTAGCGTCAACATTTATGCAAATATTAGATTCAGCATCTGGAGTATTAGAGAATTTTTCAGAAAAACTAATTTATGTTTGGAATAATGGTGGAAGTCATTTATTTCAAGGGCTTATAAGATTAGGTGCTAAAGTGTTTGAGCTAGCAGGATATATTTATACACAGTTTGTAGTACCTTTAGTAGAGTGGTTTGATGGAATGATAGCTCCAGTTTTAGCAGGTTTATGCGATATAGTTGGAACTATTTTAGACGCATTTAGTAATTTAATAAATTGGCTTATGGGAGATGGTAAGCCTGTATTAGATACTATAATTACAGTTGTTGAAAGTTTAGGATCATCTATATTAATTGTAAAAGGAGCTTTAGAATTATGGACAATAGCTCAAGGTATTTGGACAGTAGTATCAACAATAAGCACTACAGCAACAACTCTACTAGGTGGAGCAATAGCGTTTTTAACAAGCCCAATAGGAATAGCAATTGTTGCAATAGGAGCAATAATAGCTATAGGCATAGCCTTGTATAAAAATTGGGATGTTATTAAAGCTAAGGCATATGAGATATGGGATAAGATAAAAGAAAAATTTAATAGTTTTAAGGAATGGTTAAGTGGCGTTTTTCAAACAGATTGGTCAAATAGTTTCGGTGTATTAGGTGAAATTCTGAATGGATTATTAAAGAATGTAGATAATGTTTGGCAATCTATAAAGAGAATATTTGGTGGAATAATAGACTTTGTAACTGGTGTATTTACTGGAAACTGGAGCCAAGCATGGCAGGGAATAGTTGATATATTCGGTGGAATAATGGACGGATTAGGAGCTGTTATTAAAGCACCACTAAACGGAGTTATAAGTTTGGTTAACGCTGCTATAGGGCAACTTAACAAAATAAGCGTTGATATCCCAGAAGGCGTACCTATTTTCGGTGGAAAACATTTCGGTGTAAATATTCCTAAGATACCATACTTGGCTAAAGGTGGGATAGTAGATAAACCTACACAAGCGGTAGTTGGAGAAGCTGGAACAGAGGCAGTAGTGCCATTAGAAAATAACACCGGTGGACTTAATTTACTTGCTAATAAGCTTTTTGAAAGAATAAATAATATGTTGTTAACATCTAGTAGTTTATTACAACAACCGGATTTAACAATGTTAGGACAGAACATTGATAGCAACAATACCAAGAGTGTTAATACTAATGATTATGAAAAATTTAAAGAAATTATTATAGAGGCTATTTTAGAAGCAATGAAGAATAAAAGGGATAATAGTTATAGTAATAACTCAAATTCACAAGAAAGTGGAGATTTAATATTAAGAATAAGAGATACTGATTTTGGCAGAATCGCCATAGAGGCTATAAATAAAGTAAATAGACAAGCTGGAGAGCAATTATTAAATCTTTAGGAGGTGGCAACTATAGAAATTAATATAAATGGAGTAGCAGTTGCTTCTCCAAAGAGTTTTAAAGTTAACATAATGGATTTAGATGGAGAAAATACAGGAAGAAATTTATTAGGTGTAATGCTTAGAGATAGGATAAGAGTTACTAGAAAACTTGAGTGTGAATGGGGACCTTTAACATCTAACGAGATTAAAACAATATTACAATCAGTAAGTGGAACAGAATTTTCAGTTACTTATCCGGATCCACAAGAAGGAGTTACAACTAAAAATTTTTATGTAGGAGATAGAAGTACACCAGCTATTGATTTTAATAAAAATTTATGGCAAGGACTTTCTATGAATTTAATAGAAATATAAATAAAAGAAAGAAGGAATTGAAATGTCAGAAGTAAGTGCAAAAGTAACAAGTACAATAACAGAATCTACAAATCTTAATGGAACAGTAGATATAGAAAAGGATGGAATGAAGCAAACAGCGTTAACAATGAGTTGTAGTTTAACTCAAAATACTGTTGCAAACATTCAAACATATGTAGTTAATATGGATTTATTTTTAGCAAACTCTCAATTAGTTCAAGCAGAGGTTCAAAAATTTAGAGAGAAAGCTACACAAGTAGGAAAAAGCTTAAATTGTTTTGTATTTTAGTATAAGAGCTTACAGTTAGTAAGCTCTTTTTAATAAAATTTTTGAAAGAAAGAGGTATTTAAAATGGTT